GTTGTTTTGATTTTAGGTGTAGCATATCTAACACCTTCGTTATCGATAACATTTAGGATATATCTTTTCTTAGCCAGGTATATGCCACGATCTGCTATAACCTCTCTAGACATTACCATTTTGTTAGATAACCCACCAAATATATTATAGAACTTATCGTATGCTTTTACAAAGACAGGTTCTATAGCTTCTTGGCTAACTTTATCTAGGAAATCTACTGGATTATTTGGCCCAATCTTTTCGACCAATGGGCCCAGACCAATATATAATGAATCGGTATCGATTGCTAAGACGTAATCTGTATCGGTCTTAAGTACCTTATTTAGGTAATCATTGGCTGCATTTTCACCCCATCTGATAATGGCTTGGCCGGACAAGGTGATTGCTTCTGCAACTCTTTGGTCGAAGAATCTGAAATAACGATTGCCGAGAGCACCGTAAAGGCTATTAAGAAGAATCTTAATTGCCATTTGCCTATTCTCGTTGAGTGAGATTTCTTTTTGTATTCTGTATAGTTCTTGTTTGTCACTTTTGTCTACCTTTTGCAGATCTTTTTGAGCTTGAATCATAGCCTTTTTAACATCAACCCTTTCAGTGTACATCTCTTCGATGATTTTAGGTAATACCCCTTGGACATTTGTTCTGAAGTGTTGGCCCCCAACGGCTATGCATTCTTCTGGGGATCTTTCTATATCGGACATATTTAGTACATTATCTACATCCATGCCCGGAGTAGTTTTATTAATAATAGTTTCTGGTGACATATTATATTGCATAATAAGCGATGGATATAGAGAGTTTAAATCGAAACTAACTACATGTTCATGCATACCAACTTGTGGTTCTTTAACATAACCACCAGGATAATCACCTTTTAATTGTTCGGTAGGGAAAGGAACTATTACATTGTTCTGATATAGGTCCCGGAATATAATAGAATCCCATATTGCAGTAGTACCAAATACGTCTGTATAGTTAACACCGCCAGTATATGCCATAGTAAGGCCAAGAGTAATTAGACCCATTTTATCTTCTAGGCGATCTACTAATTCTACATCTTTGATATTATAATCGATAAACTTTTGGTGGTCAGCTTTATATAGATCGAATAGCGAACCATGTTCTTCGTAGGATAGTTTCTCTTCCCCGAGAACTACATGAGCAATATTGTTTAGGGAATATGATTCCTGTTGGCCATAAGCATAACCAAACTTTTTAAATACTTCCATATAATCCATTTGGGATATACCTTGGAAATCATATGTTTGGTTTCTATTATTAGATTTGTAGCCGATTGCCACCTCTCTGGATTCTACCATACCCCAGGGAGATAGTTTCTTTATGTTCTGTTCGCCAAGATCTGGGCCGAATACTCTTTTAATTCTATTTACAAGATAAGGTATATCGAAGAACTTAGAGTTCCAGCCAGTAATAACGTCGGGCGTGTGCGAGGGCGTGGACCAGTGATTAATAAAATCTACTAGAAGTTGTTGTTCGTCTACGCATTTTTTGTAAACCACCCGATTGGTTTTCATAAGAGATTGTTCTACATTGTAATCGCCTAGGCCCCAAACATAATATGTATTATCGATATTATTTTTAAGACAGATAGCAGTTACGGTTTTAGCAGCTTCTTTTGGTTCTGGGAATCCATCGTCGGATTGAACTTCTATATCGATAGTGGTTACGTTTATCTTAGACCTATCGAATTCTATTTGGCCAGGAAACATATCGTTGACCAGGCATACTTGGTGTTTGGTATTGCCGTAGATATGTCTGCCAGCTACATGTTTGTTTTGTTGAACCCAATCTTTAGCATCGCGCATGGATTCGAATTGTACGGGAGCTACAGGTTTACCATCTAGTGATTTGTATTTAGTAGCTTTGTTGGTTGCCACGAATAAGGTGGGCTTGTATTTGATTTTCTTTTGGACACGTTGGCCATTTTCTATGCCACGATAAAGTAGCATATTGCCATAACGAGAAACGTTTGTGTAAAAATTCATAATGTGTCTATTATACCATAGTTTAAGGTGTTTGTAAACCTTTTTTTCAATCAAGAACGGTGGGGTAGTTTCCTACCCCCCGCATGAATTATAATGTATACATCTATTAACCACCTATTGCAAAAGATGCTGCGCTTAACCATATTAGAGCTGGAGCTGTGCCTACGCACACCATAGCTATTAATGCAGTTATAAACATATCTTTTAAGGTCGTAACGATGTCATGATTATCAGCTAAGTAAGCTTTTAATTGTGTCATGATTTATCTCCGGTAAATTATTTCTTTATAACCTACCAGGTTTCGCTAATTGAGAGTTAATCTTGGATAAACTCTTTCTTCTTTGATGTCCCAGTAGACCCTATGTTGATCTTCCTCGGACGCTGTTCTTCAGGGATTTCTACTCTGGCGTTCACCACGAGAATTCCATCCTTAAGATCAGCCCCATCTATTACGACAAATTCAGAGAGTCGGAAGCTCTTCTCAAATTTGCGGGATGAGATACCTTTATACGCATAATCACGTTCAACATCATCTGTTTTACCCGACACTTTTAGAATTCCATCTTTGACCTCTACATCGAGATCGTTCATGCCGAATCCTGCCACAGCTAGTTCAATGACGAAATTTTCTTCGTCCACTCTAACAATGTTGTGTGGTGGGTAGTTATCAGTTCCAGTTCTAGCAGAGTTGTGAATCCTTTCTAAGTCTTCAAACAACCCGTCAAAACCAACGAATAGTGAACGTGGTACGTTCAAGTTACTTCTTACCATAATGTTTTCCTCCTATATATAGCAAGGTTATGAGAACCGGTCCAATACCGCATTCTTCGATTATATTTATACGAACAATATATTTAGATCGTATAAATAAATGTATAATATGAAAAAATATTTCGCTAAAAAGTGGAAGTCTTTCCACAAATTCATGAAATCAGGTAGGATCAATAAGGTGATTAATCACTCTTTCTAATCCGTTTTAGTATTTCCAATATTATACTTCGGACATAGTTCCCACTGAGATTTCTCTTTAAAAGGTATTACCTTTATTTGCCTGAGCGGAGCTGTGTCCTTTGCCTGACTAGGATTTAGCATTGTAACTAATCCCCAATCAGATAACAAAGTAGAAATTGTATTCCTACGTTGTATATCATTTTCAATTAAGTTAGAAGGTTTCCCATCTAACAGAAATAATTCTTTAAAATGTACTATAAAATATCTGCCTTGCTTATGTAAGATATGGCATGATTGATATAGCTTTTGATCTTTTCGTGATGCTACCCCGATACGGGTAAGTGTTTCTCTTATCTTGAGAAAGTCGTCTGGTTCGTTAAGAGTGACTTCTAACATATCTGCCGGAACCCAATCCTTTATTTCATTATTTTCTTTTTCCACCTTTATTAATCCTATTTTTCAATTGTTGAATCTGGTCGGGAGTTAGAAGAGATAATACTGCTTTAGCCTTTTCATTACTATAACCATAATTTTCTTTTATAACATCCAAACTTTCAATCTCCGAGGGTTTGACCCATTTGGAGAATCTTTTTTTAGCTCTAATTATATTTATATAAAATTGATTCTGAAGCGCGTTATCTAGGTGGTGATTTATGTTCATTTCATTAGCATACAATACTGTATCTCTAAAATGGGATAAAGTTCTATTTACCAGAAAGGGCTGATATGCCTTTTCTGTTTCATCATCTACAATTAAATCTTTCTTAGTAAAATTAATTGCGTTTATAAAATCAAATGGGTTCATTATATTTCTTGCAGTGCTTTACTGCTAAGTACGCCTCCGCGTCTTCTTTTTTGTGAAAAATCCTCTCTTCAACAATTATTTTTTCTTCATTCATACCAGTGACTCTCCATCTCACTGAATCTTGAAAGAATACTTGAACTATATCATAGATCATTTTATTTCTACTCCTGCCATTATTTCGGTTAAACATGCTACAAGATTTAATTCATGGTCAGCCACAAATGCATTCTTGTATTGGTAATCAGCTAATATAAGAACTAGCTGAGGTATTGATTTGGGATCGATATATTCGTACATATTATCATACAGTTTTCTAAAGATGGAAGCTGGTTCCGTATCCATATTATCAGCTACCCATTGTCTCATACGTTTAAAGTCTTTCTGTTTAATATGAATCATTAGATCGTTTATAGAAGTCTCGCTAACGCTTACTAGTATGCCACTATCGATAGTTCCACTGGTACTATATCTTTGTAATTCGTTTAGAACTCTACGCCAATCTGGCATATGCTTCATAATAAGATCGGCAATTACCTGAGGATCGTATTCTATACCTTCAGCTTTTAGAATATATTCTACTCTTTTCATAAATTCAGAAAGTAGAGGAGGCATGTCCTTTTTAGCTATATTGAATTCTATAACCGAACACCTGGAGTGTAGTGGTTCAATAATTCTATTTTTAAAGTTACAAGTTAGAATAAACCTGCAGTTACCTGAGAATTCCTCGATGAAACCTCTAAGAGCAGGTTGGGTGGACTGGGGGTTTAGATAATCTGCTTCATCTAAAATCACCACCTTGTATCCACCCTGTAAGCTAATGGTACTAGCAAATTGTTTAATCTTATTTCTAAGTGTGTCTATATTACCTTCTTCTGATCCATTAATAAGAAGATAGTCTAGGTTAAGTTCGTTACAGAGTGCCTTTGCTACAGTTGTTTTTCCCAGACCAGCCGTGCCGGTTAGAAGCATATTGTGCAGTTCACCTCCGTTAACAATATCCTCGAATGTAGCTTTTATATGGGAAGGCAGTATTACATCTGCAATTGTTTGTGGTCGATATTTCTCGACCCATAAGAATTCATTCATAGTACTTCCCAACCTAATACTGTATCTAATCTAAAGCTTCTCCATTGTTCTTTATCTAAAGCCCATGCAGGTAAATGATCTGACTCAGCAGTAACATTATTAATTGATGGTTTTACATTGTGTGCTTCTAGTACTAGCGGGTTGAGAGTACAGGGCATAACTCTAATTTCACCAGAGTTAATTTTTTGAAAGGTAACCTGAACGGTACCATTCTGTAAAGCTTTTATAAGCTTTTGTTTTTCATTTTTATCCATTATATAATCCTAATTTAAGGTAAGCGGGATTTAACCCTCCCGCAATAGGTGTGAGTCAAGCTTAGCTGTCTGATGAATCTTCAGCCGGTTCCATATCCATTTCGGATTGAACTGGGGCTGAACCTTCTTCTGCTGCTGGTTGGCTTGCTTCGAGGAACTTAACAGTTTTACCTCTTAGTGCACCAATAGCTTCAAGCTCTGCGCCTTCGAATGCTCCTCTTTTCGAACAAATATCAATTATTGATACGAAAGTTTGGATATCACCGAGCGAGAGTTGTACAGGCTCTTCAGCTGCTTGATTTTCTACTGCGTCTGACATATTATTTCTCCTTTGCAAAGTAGACTAAATTGAGAGGCCGATCATTCGCACCTCCACCATTATCTCCATAATTAAATGGAGAATCTTTTTCATGCATATATTTATACATTAAAATCTGTTGTTTGTTCTAAAGCTACAAAATATTCTATTGGAAAATTTGTATTCTGCCAATGTGATATTTTCTTAGATGATAAGCTAATAAAGTAATCCCCAGGAATTAGCTTAAGGTTATTGATATTAAAATCAAAATTAAATTCGTTCTTAGCCACGTTATCTGACTCTATTAGTAAAGTATAATCATTAGCTGTATTGTCCTTAGCGTCAAATATACGAGCTTCTAGGACACCATCTTTACCAATGATACTTAAATCATTATGACCGAGTACGCTTGAAGCTTGTTTAATCTTACCCAATGCCTCTTCATCTAGCGTAACACCTACATCTACTTCAGGCATATTTATTTCCTTAGAAGGTGTGGTAAGTATTTCTGGGTTAGAATAATAGTAAGTAACTTTTTGTGGGAATTGTCCCCCGCCTGCAATTGTGCAATGTTTCTCGTCGAATGTTAAATCATTATCTGGGATTAATCCTAATACAGATAAGAATTCATTTAGATCATATATGCCAACCGAGTTTGGAAAGTCTTCTACGATTTCTGATTTAGCCATTATAGTTTTAGATTCAGATATTGTTTGAACGCTTTGGCCTGGTTCGATAACCAGATTAGGGTTTATTGTTGAGAAGTTTTTTAAAACGTCTATAGTGTCATTAGATAATTTCATAATATTCCTTTTTTATTTTTATAGGTACCATTATACCATAGTTCGTGACGAAAGTAAATCCCTTATTTGTAAAAAATGTGGTCATTAATAATCACGGTTGAAGTTAAGTAATCATTCCAGTAAGGATCTACCGTAGTGGTGTGATACCATAA